GACTTTATCTAATGGCGTGGTAGCTACTATGTACGATGGAGTAAGTAGATCACACAATCAATTAAAGCAAGGTAACCTTAGATTCCTTAATGAGGAATTCTCTGATCATATGATAGAGCAGTTTTCGTTACTTGTGTCTAAATGGGGTAAGAGAAAGTTTCCTGCTGTAGTTTTAAGATATGCTGTGTATACAATACTAAGGGAGAAAGATCCTTATGGAATGCTTAATGCTTTTAAAGTTGCAGCAGTAAGTCACTTAACTACTAGCCAGGATCCACTACCTGATGGTGACGAAACTTTTAGATACTGGTTTGATAACACAGTACAAACTTATTACAAATCATTAAAATCATAATATGATAACTTTACTAAATGGAGAACAATGGGAAGAAGCTGACATCTTAAAAAAGATGGAGGCTGATTCCTTCTACTACGGCCACTTAGGCAAACACGCCTTAAGCAGCTCATCTTTCAAGAAGTTGATTGATAGCCCCAAAGCTTACCAAAAATCTCTCTATTTCAGTAGCAATGCTCAACCTCTCCGTGATGGGAGGTTGGTGCATCTTGCAGTACTGGAGCCACATAGATTGAATGACCTGGAAGTAGTTAAAGGAACTAAAGCTAGTAAGCTGTTTAAAGATGCTGTTAAGGAGCTTGGTACTGAGATGGTTTACACTCAGTCTGAAATGGACAATGCCTACTGGATATCTAAAGCTGTTAGGGATTCTGATACAGCTGCACGTCTACTGGAAGGATGTGTATTTGAAGAGCCAGCAATTAAAATGATTGACGGTATAGCTGTCCGTGGTAAATCAGATGCCAGGAAGGGTAAGACAATTATTGATTTGAAGACAACTGTTAACATAGACAAATTTCGCTACAGTGCTAAGAATTTTTCCTATGACCTTCAAGCGGCTCTTTACCTTGATCTATTCGACTGCGATGAGTTTATCTTTTTAGTGGTAGACAAAGAAACAAAAGACATAGCTATCTATGATTGCAGTGCTAACTTCATTAACGAAGGTTATAGAAAGATTGAGCAAGCTATAGACAACTATAAGTATTTCTTCCTGGAGAATGATCCAGGCCATTCTGTACGCAATTATGTAATACACGGAACACTTTAAATATGAAAACAGTAATTATATTCCTGAGTAGTTTAGCTACCATTATGGCAACTTTAAAACAAATAGAGTCTGATAACAATCCTTTAGCTATTGGAGACAATGGAAGCTCTTATGGGATCCTACAGATCCAGGAGAGCGTTATAAGAGATGTTAATAGAATTTATGGCACAGAATACCAGCACGAAGATATGTTCTCTGAGAAAGCCTCTGAGGAAGTATTTAAGCTATACCTTTGTTATGGTAAAGAAGTGTTTCTGAAGAAGCATTGCAGGCTCCCCAACCAGGAGGAGCTTGTAAGGATGTGGAACGGTGGGATCTACCAGGGATATAAATACAAACAAACAAAAGAATACTATGAGCGATTCCTTCAAAGACGTTAAAGATCAGTTTTATAAGATGTCAATCTATGATTTAGAAAACGGTATGACTGTTGCTGAATTAAGGGATTTGCTTAAAGATTATGAGAAAAGAGAATTTTACGAGGCCTGTGAAGGTATTAACAAAGCTATAAATGATGCCAGGTTTTGGTTGATACTTAACCACACTTCAGGAACAGATTTAAAAGATAAGATAACCATTGATTTTGAAACAGATGATTAGAGAAGAATTAAACGAGATAGTAAAGTACATTGAGTCACAAACAGGATTGAATGTTACCAGGAACACCAGGAAGAGAGAATATGTTTACGCCAGGTCTTTGTACTTTAAGTTGGCTAAAGAGTATACCAGCCTTCCATTATCATATATGGGAGAGTTTGTTGGTAGAGATCACGCCAGTGCTATCCACAACATAACTAACGTATTCCCACACGCTTACAAGTTTGAGAAGACTATTAAGAAGGCTTACGATAACTTCAAGAGCTTTAAAGATAATGACATAGATGTTAATAGTGAACACGCAAATACTATTGTTGCTTTGAAGCTAGAGATACTCAACTTAAAAACAAAAAACGATTATCTAGTTAACTTAATAAACTCAGTTGAAAGTCATAAGAGGCCTTTACTGATAGAAAGAGTAGAAGCAATGGTTAAATTAATAAACCTATCAGAGGTAGAAAGGCCAGTTTATACTAAAGAGATGGAAGGTGCAATATTGTAATGGGATATAATAAAAAGAAACCACCCAGGCCAGTAGTTAATAACTGCAACTATAAGGCACAGCTATGGTGCCTTAATAATAGTTATAGGGTCTACCCTGTTGTAGTTGATGGTGGTTTTAATATTCATATTGATATAGGTCACCAGCATTTTGAGATCACACAGCTGTACAAGTACGCTGATATTTACCAGGGTATATGGAATACCTACGAGACAATATTTAACAAACATAAAGATGCCAAGAAAACAAAAGAATAATGCCAACGTCAAGCCTACAGATGCTAGGAAGACTAATGGTAAAAACCAACCAAGCAGTAAAGTAATAAAGAGCAGGCTGGCTTCAACCACGCCTGCTAAACTTAATCAGGCCAAGAAAGATTTGATATCTACCTATGCTGTGAATGCAATGAAGAAGGTCTTTGGATCTGAAGCAGAAGCCTGGGAGACTTTAGCCGAGCAAGCTAAGGATTCTTTTGCTCATATGAATCTTTTGTTTCAGTATGGATATGGCAAACCTATTGAGAAAAAGAAAGAGAACGATACGCAGAAGAGCAATGCTCCAGTGATTAATTTCTTTGCTTCAACAGAGCAGACTAGGCAATTAGAAGATACCATTGATATAACAGATCAACAGATAGACGATGAGGACAGAGGTTAAGATAAACGATAAGTATATACCGCTATGGAAGGATCTTAGTAGGTACTTTGTGGTTACAGGTGGACGTGGATCAGGTAAGTCATTTGGTGTTACTGTATTTTTGTTGCTGTTAACTTATGAGACTGGTCATAAGATATTATTCTCCAGGTATACTATGATATCTGCTAACACTTCTATTATTCCTGAATTTATAGAGAAGATAGAAATAATGGGAGCTTCTGATGAGTTTAGGATCACTAAGGATGAGATCATAAATTTGACCACAGGGAGCTCAATAATCTTTAAAGGTATACGAACGTCTTCAGGTAACCAAACGGCCGCCCTGAAGTCTTTAAATGGTGTTACTACGTTTGTCCTGGATGAAGCAGAAGAGCTTGTAGATGAGTCAGTCTTTGATAAGATTGATTTCTCTGTTAGATCACAGGAGAAGCAAAACAGATGTGTGCTGATCCTTAACCCAACAACAAAAGAGCATTGGATATACCAGCGGTTCTTTGAAACCGATGGCATCCCTGAAGGGTTTAATGGTGTCCAGGGAGATGTAACATTTATCCACACTGATTACAGGGACAATAAGAAGAACCTTTCTAAGTCTTTTATAGCTCAGATAGATGAGATGAAAAGGAGGCGTCCTGATAAGTATATGCATCAAATACTTGGTGGATGGTTAGCTAAAGCAGAGGGTACAATCATTAGGAGCTGGAGAGTTGGAGATTATATTCAGACTGAACACACTTGCTATGCCCAGGATTTTGGATTTTCGGTGGATCCTACGGTTTTAGTGAAATTATCAGTGGATAAAGACCTTAGAAAGCTGTATGTAAAGGAAGTGTACGGTAAACCTGGCCTGAGTACTTCAGAAATAGCCCACAGGAACAAAATGGAGTGTGGATTAGATCTAATCATATGTGATAACAGTGAGCCTCGTTTGATCCAGGAGCTCAAAGCTACAGGATTAAACATAAAGCCTACGATAAAGAAAAAAGGTAGTATACTCAGTGGTATAGCCCTTATGCAAGACTATGAGATCATTGTAGACCGTGGTAGTAATGGTATTGTAAGAGAGCTTAACAACTATGTATGGGCTGAGAAAGGAGAGCGTCCAATAGACAAATTCAATCACTACATTGATTCGATACGCTACGGATTGCAGTATTTAGTCCAAGGTGTTAACTCAGGTAAGTATGTAGTGAGATAAAATCCCCCCTGTCACCCCCCTATCATATGTGGTGCGAATTTTTTTTTAAACATAGTAGGGGTAGAGGTAATAGAGTAATTTTTTTCTTTTAAACGCAGTAGGTCAAAATGTATCTGCTGCGTTTTTTGCTTTTAAACATAGTAGGTCAAAAAATACACCCACTTTTTTCAGTTTTTAAACATAGTAGGGGTGAAACAGGCCATTTTTCAGATAATACACGCATTTTTATGCGACTATCGACAAATTCAATGCGATCAATAAAAAATATAGTAAAAATTTGCATATGTAAAATATTATCGGTATCACGCACGCACCCAGGCACGCACGTTCATATAGTGACAAAGGTAATTTTTGGCCCAGGTAGTAAAATGTTAAAATTATGTTAAAATTTACGTTTTAGCTTGCATTTTCGAAAAAGCGGCGTATATTCGCCTTCAGATATAAACAAATAACCTTTTAAAATTTATCACTTATGAAAAAATTAACTAACCTTTTCGCCTCTTTAATTATTGCAACTGTTTTGGCTTTTTTAGCTGTTTTATTTTTAGGTGCAATAGCCAACCTTTTAACGGTTCCATTTTTATTATCGTTAAACTTTGCCGCTGGGATTTCGGGAGCGGTTGCAATTTTAGGATTTGCGTATACTTATAACAACCTTTAATATTTAACAAGATGAAAAATAAAGTAATAAAATACCTATATATAGCCTCGTTTTATTTGGCGGGCTTTTTAGTAATTGCGGCCTTTATAACTTTGGCCGCTGTAATTGATTCGATAACCTTTTAAGATATAATAAGATGAAAAAAGTAAATTTATTAAGCCCAGGAGCCACCAACGCCAAAACAGCTAAAAACAGCCTAAAGACTTTTATATTGTATTTAATACCACACACCCAAAACAGTAAAGGCGTAAACCTTTGCCCAGGGGCGTCAACTGGTTGCATTTTCGGTTGTCTAGTAAGTGCGGGCCGCGGTGCCTTTTCAAATGTACACCAGGCCAGGTTGAGAAAGACGGAATACTTTATTTCGGATAAAAGGGCCTTTATTAACGATCTATCCTTTCAAATCCTTAAGGAATACAACAAAGCTAAAAAGGGCGGGTATCAAATAGCCTTTAGACTTAACGGGACGTCTGATCTTGATTTTATTTATATGTTACAAAAATATTCTAGCCTGGATATATCAACCTTAAGAGACTATGCGAAATTTTATGATTACACGAAACTGCCTACAAAAGCCCTTAGGTATAAAGATCACCCAAATTATAGCGTTGCGTTCAGTAGATCAGAAACAAACCATAAGGAGTGCCTTGAGTTACTGGCCCAGGGGGTGAATGTTGCGGTTGTTTTCAACGGTGAATTCCCTGCTTCCTTCGGTGGTGCTCCTGTTGTTGACGGTGACGCCTCAGATTTGGTAATGTTATATAATAAAGGGGTTTGCCTGGGCCTCAAAGCCAAGGGCAAAGCCAAAAAAGATACTTCAGGCTTCGTAATAAATACTAATTTACCTTTTTAATATATTACCTATGAAACAGAAAAAGAGACACAAAAAAGAAGCCGTAAAGGTATTAAGTGTATTATTTACCCAATTTGGTGAAGCTTACACAGAGTTCAACCCTAGCCAGGATAGAAACAACCAGGCCATAAAAATCAGTAAAGATGGAATATAAGCTAATAACCAGGCTCCCAATTAAAGACCGTTATAAAATAGCCAACAGTAAAAAAAAGTACATTATAATAAATTTCTGGGGTGAATATATCTTGAGCAATAAACCCGATCGTTGGAGATACCACCATTATAACGGCCGAGGCTTTGTTACAGAAATTAATAAACTAAAAAATATATTATGATCGAGCACCACCACCACAGTACTACAATAGGGAATATTGAATGCGATATTCATATAATAGAAACAAAAGGCTATATTGGCGACTATTACAACGAGCCTGAGCCTTCAGAATTTACAATAGATAGCATTTACGCTGTAGATTATTCCAGGGAGATATTACCCCTATTAAACCAGGATACCATTAACCTAATCATTAACAATTTAAGATACCACTTATGAACCTA